ATGAAGAGAACGGGAAATTACTTGGTAGGTTTAAAATATCTGACGTAAACCCGCCTACGCCCTGATTAATTTGCTCTGCTATTCCTGCGGTTATAGGATTCAAACCGGAAGTATTAATTAACCCGCCTGTAGTATTGCCTCCTGTTTGAGCAGTACGCTCGCCCTTCAATAAATCAAACAGACCTTGGAACTGCTGCTGACGTAGAGCATTAGCAAGAGCGGAGTAACCAAGCTGCGCCTCAAGAGTAGACTCTGCTAGCCCTGTACCTAAGCCCAAGCCTGTAGCCTGTAGACCCGCGCCAATCTGCGATGCTTGCAAGGCAGGAGATAGAGTCGCGAGGAGTTGGTTCTGTCCTTGGTAAGCCGATGGGATTGATTGTAGACCTAGCTCGCCTAGCAGCCCTAGCCTTGATCGCGTCTCGCCTAATCCTGCAAGAGTCTGCTGTGACGTTAACGCTTGCTCTGCGCGAGCCTGTTCCATAGCTGTTAATGCAGAACCCGCTTGTTGCTCCTGTATAGCTTTTTCAAGGGCTAACTGTTCTGGTGTGCCACCAAACATACCTGTGCGAACACCTGTCCTTCCCTGCCCAAATAGACGCTCCTCAAGGGCAAGACGCTGCCGCTCCTGCTCAGGTGCTTGCAAGGCTGTGAGGTTGCCCATGATCTCCTGCTCTCGCGTAGCCCTTTGCGTAGGGTCTTGCGTTAGCATTCCAATAAGAGAGGCTTGCTCGTCTGCACGAGCTTGCGGGTCATCCAAGAATCCAAATGCACGACTACCAAAGCCTAGCATTCTTTCTTGTAAAGCCTGTTCAGTAGGGCTAAGCATGGTATCTAGGTTGCCAGTAGAGCCAAACCCTGCCCTTGAACCTGTAGCTGTGGTTACACCAAACGGTTTGAACTGAGACTGCCGACCAATCTCACCCATTAACCCGCCACTCGCGGCCTCTGGAGGACGATCACCGTAAACAGTTCTTACGTCACGCTCACCTGCTTTTTCAATGTCGCTGATTGCTTTCTGTTGAGCGGCCGCACTACCTATTGAAGATAGCAAACCACCTGTTGTTCCACCTATTAAGCTGTCATACCAAGCCATTAGTAAGTACCTCCATCAATAGTATCAAATGTGGACGTACCACTAACCACTAGGTTGGCTGCGGTTACCGTTCCTGTAAATGTAGGAGACTCAGAGTTTGATTTGCTGTTTACTGCTACAGCAATTGCATCGTACTCAGCCCCTACCTCAGTGCCTTTGATTACTTTAGCGGGGTTACCACTAACCAAAGCATCCTTAGCTGCGAAGTTCGTTATCTTCGTGTAGTTAGACATTACACAATCCTTCCCATTAGGGCTTGAATATTAATTTCTTGCAAGGCAATTGTCTTGCCATCAACTGTGGTCTCTACGCCAACGGCTACTACTGTACCCTGCCCTGACGTATTGATTTTCTTTCGCGTTATCAATGCAATAGAGGAAGAGTACTCTGCCTCGGTGTTAAATTCTGAGATATTGTATTGTCCCACATTCGACTTGGGTAAGGTATACGCTTGCTTTTTGTACGCACCAGAGTAGTCGTATGCCCAGTTCAATACCACCGTAGCTTCAGCCCCGTCAAACGTAGTGAGGTTAATCTTCTTTAGGAACTTTAAGTTAGATGTATCGCCAAAGCTAAGAGGATGACTAAAGTAGCTAAGCAGATAACTTGTTGTTCCATCTTTAAATCCTATGTATTGAGCGATACCCGTACTGTTGCCAAGATATAAAGACTCGGTAGAGGTATTAGCAAAGATTAATGGGTTGATGTGCGACCATGTGGTTGCTCTAAAACTTCCATCCTGTAGAGGGAAGCGAGTATCAAAGCAATATACTACGGCTAACTGTGGGAAGTTTAGTAACACAAACGCCTCACGAGGCGAGTAGTGCATGCTAATGTTCCCCGTCTCTGCCGCGAAGAGAGACTTGATATCGTTGTTGACGTTCTTAGATATGTCGCCAATTGGGGCTGACTTCTCTTGAATGGTTCTTGCTAGGCTTCTAACCCCTGAGTCATCAAGGAAGATAAGATCTTTACCTGTGGAAACAACTGTGTCTCGCGACACACAACCCACATTAGAGATAGTATCCGCGAGGGTCATGTTGGCAGGGCTATCTGCTCCTTCGTATATAACGATAGAGTTACGTCCAAAGATAACTAAGAAGCCGTTGTGAGCCGCTAGCGCAACGATCGTGTCGTACCCTGTAGGCCAGACAGTAGTAATGTCAATTGAGCCTGTAGAGCCTCCTGACCAACCTGAGCCGTTTAATAGGTCTGACCAATAGATTGTTGACTTATTAGCTGTGAAGTCTGCCACCCACAGCCGACCAAACGCTGCTAAGCATTCGTGTCCTTGTGGCGGCGTGCCTGTAGCATGAGCATGTGCAGACATAGGCTCTAATGTACCCGTGTGGTCTGAGTACACCAAGGGTTCTTGCCCACGCTGAAAGATATACATGTGATCGTTGAACGAGACAAACTTCCAATTGTTAGCTAAGACAGTATAAGCCGCAGGAGTAACATCAGTCAGCGTAGTTGTTCCGGTAAAGAGTTTGTTGTTACCTGCTGATAAGAACGTAACATCGCCGTCTGAGGCAACGTATTCGCCCATAGACTCAATGCCATCGGATGTGCCTAGCACCGCAGCCCCGTTAGTAGAGATCATGGTATAACCCTTTCTCGCGGCTATCCTTCCCTCTTTATCAATCACACAGTTGTCCGCAACAGCAGAAAAGCTAGGCTCTTGCGCGAGAGGTGCGTCTTGGGTGTTTATCCCTGCGAATCCCGGAGCTGTGATTGTAATGCTCTGTAGTTGTTGAGCCATCTACACCACCCTATAGGTTGTTTCTTCTGGGTAACGGTTAGCGTCTACTGCGATTGCATCTGACAACGCTGATGAAGCTACGGCAAACTGCTCTGCTGCTGACTGACCACCTGTCTCACCTCTTTCGCGAAGAGCCATAGCGTAGGCCATCTGTACGACAGGATGATACGGGACTTTAATCTTAGTAGCATCTGCCGCGAGTAGAGCCTGTGGTGATGCAATATCAAACCTTAGCGTGTACACAGCATCAGGCTGTGGATAGACCTTGACCTTAAGATCATCGTTATCGTCCACACCACTGACAATGTAATCAGTAGGCACTGCACTGGCAGGAGTCTGATTGAAGTACACGTTGTCAAAATACGGCACAGTGTTCAGCGTCAAGAATCCGTGACCGCTACTGCTAAGTGCTTGTTTGATTACCGCACTCTGACCTGAGCCTGTAAGAGAATACTCTGCCTGACCAACTACTGTGGGGACTTCAACAGTGCTGCGCAATGCAGACCAATTCCATGAATCCTCTACTAGCTTCTTCGCGTCATTGATCAAGTCGCCTATCAAAGCGGAGTAAGAAGTCTCGCTCGTGGTAGTGACTTCATCTTCTCTTAACCTGCGGAGGACGTTGTTAATTGCTTCTAAGTATGTCATCTACCTGCCTCCAGTGGCTTGTAAGAATCGTTCAAACATCCCAACCGGAATGTTATCTAGCTCTGTAAACTTTGGCTCAAACAAGATTGAGTCAGTTAGTGGAGTGCTGTTAACTACTTGAGCGAATAAACCAATTGCGCCATCTTTTCCTGCATCGCCTTTTTCGCCTCTTATACCCTGTAGACCTTGCAAGCCCTGCTCGCCTTGTATACCCTGCTCGCCTTGTATGCCTTGGTCTCCGGTATCGCCTTTTTCTCCTGTAGCCCCAGTAGCTCCTACATCTCCTGTAGCACCAGTAGCACCAGTAGCGCCAGTAGCACCTATTTCACCTTGGACACCTTGTATACCTTGCTCGCCCTTAGCACCTGTTGCTCCGGTAGCACCTGTAGCTCCAATAGCCCCCATTAATCCTTGAAGACCTTGATCTCCTTTCTCACCATCAATACCATCTATACCGTCAATACCATCTATACCGGCAGCCCCAGTAGCTCCGGTAGCGCCAATAGCTCCGGTAGCACCCGTAGCACCAGTGTCACCTTTATCTCCTTTATCACCCTTGTCGCCTTTGTCGCCAACTTGACCAAGCAAGCTGCCGTCTAAGATGCCTTCAATAATAGTATTAGGAAGATTGGCTATAAAAGTCCCTGAGTCTTCTTTGCTCAAGGTGTCAATGCCGTCTGTGATTTGGCCTTGATTATTAACCTTGATTGTTGGACTTATATCTATGTCATCAAGAAAGAAATTACCGCCAGTGGTAGTAGTGTTGCTAACTACGTTTTCTGCAACTACGCCGTTACTTCCTATTACAGGAGTTACTTGATACTCCTGCCCGTCTACAAGACTGCCGCCAAGATTTGGAACACTATCTCCAAGAGTAGAGCTAATAAAGCTGTTTGTCTCTTCGTTGTAAGTCCATGTCTCGTTGACATCGCTAACCGTTGCTTGGCCTACTGTTGGGTCTTGGCTGACTGTCCCTAAATCTGCTGCATCACCTAAAGAGCCATCGCCTGATCCTATGGTTAGCAATTCATTAGCGGTAGTGTCTGCTGTTAGGTCTACGGTTTCTTCTGTTGTTGGCTGAGCTGCTGCTGCTTGAGCTGCTGCTAAATCTTCTTGATTAAGCATTGGATTTGAGCCAACAGTAAGATTAATTATTTCTGCTGTTGAGTCGGTTGGATCGTTTAACGCATCTGCAACTGCCAAACCTGACATTTCGTTGTAGGTATTTTGTATATCCTGCTCGGATATACCTGTTTGTTGAGCGACATCAGCAATAGTAACTAAGCCTTTATCTAGCAAATCTTTGACGTAGTTAGCTTCAAATTCATCTATGCCATTTGCTACGTTTACAGGGCGAAAAGTATCTTCTAAAGTAAACGGAACAACATCAGGCACACCTTGCCCTTCAAGAATGTTGGCAAGATACTCGTTAGCCATTGCCTCTTCGTATGTTTGATTAAACATTTCTTGTGCAGACTGAATGCCAGTACCCGTATCAAGAGTACTACCAAAGCCGCCTATAGATTTATATAGGTCTGCTATTTGGCTTGCTGACATATCTCGAATTTGACTTTGAGGAACATAACTTCCGTCAGGCATACGAACCATTGTAGTGTCTAGCAGATCATCTCGTAGCGTACCCATTACTCGTCCTCATCTATCAGCAAGTTATTTGTTAGTGCTGACTTATAGGTTTCCATCAACCCTATTAGAATTATAGGGCTTATCCCTAAATCTATTTGCGACTCAACCCAATTGCCTAGCGCTTCCATCGCGTCTTCTATTTGATGATCTACTTTGGTATTTGGAAACTCTACAATCATAAGAATTCCTAGTTGTTTCGCTCTACTTTCTTAACTTTCTCAAAGGAGCGTAGTCCACCAAGACCAAGCATGCCCATCAATACAGGCAGCATTGTCGCAAGGTCAATCATTGGAACTTCAACACCCGTCTCTAGTAGATTCAAAGTCATGTTCGCGAAAGGGATGACGAGGAAGTTACCTGCCATTCCCAACACGCAGACCCATCCACAAGCAGGTCGCCATCCTGCCACGAACATGGAGTTGTGCTTGGCTTCTACCTTGTTAATCTCTAGCTGCGCTTGGACTTGAGCATGCGTATGACGCTCTGCCATAGTCGCAATTTCATGAGCTAGCTTTTCCTTCAAGTCTTTATCCGGTATTGCTTTGTCTAGCAAGACAGATACAGGCTCGATGAGTGAGCTTAACATTGCTAACATTTAATTCACCGCTAACGCTATAAGAATGAACGCAGTCAACAGTACAACAACAGTAGCTTGTTCGTCCGTTGAACCCATGAACTTTGCTTTTACAAACTTTCCTATTACTTTAACGTATTTCATAGTCGTTCCTTATTTGTCAGCCTTGGTATCAAGTCGTTTAAAGATAGCACCGAGCATCTCTTTGATTTCTCGTATGTCATCGCGGTAATCTTCTTTTGCTACATACAGCATAGGTATGGACTTCATGTCAGCATCAATCCTATCCAATAATGCAAAGACTCGATTAACTAACCATCCAACAACGAATCCTGCTACTGCTATTGTTATGTTGAACATGACTTGATAATCCATACTACACCTATAATGTCAGGTCAGGGACTTTGCGTGAGTCTCTGATTTGGTAAACGTGACGTAAAACCTCGCCTCCGTCACGATGAAATACTACTTGGTTCATCACGCTAGAAACGCCGTATCCTGCTCCTGCGTGCCAAGAATCAGGTGGGGCTAATGTCCCGAAGGCTTCCACGAAAACGCCGTTATCTGTCTCTATAGCGTTCTGGTGATGTATATGTCCTACTAGCCACTTCCTGTACACAGTGGACGACCACTGCTCTGGTAGCATCTTAGGTAGAATAGCGCCTAACTTTGCAGCCTTGACCTTATCTCCGTGGTGTACCGCTAATAAGTTCTTGCCAAACTGCACGGTGTGAAAGAAACCGTGAGGATCTAATATGGTTACCCTTGGCTCTTTTGAGTAGTAGAACTTCAAGATTAACGCGAGGGCGATGGCAGTATCAGAATCGTGGTTACCTCTAGCCATTACCACAACGCAACTCTTATGTTTCGCAAGCAACTTATCGATTGCGTACAAGAAAGTCTGCGCCGCTATCTCAAGCACTACCTCTATCCTGGTGTCTACGTCTAGCTTCGTTCCTCCAAAGGTAGTACCACTACTCCCGTTGGCGTGAATGAAGTCTCCTACGTTGACCAGTAGTGCCTGATCGGATGCCGGGGCAGCATCTATCAAATACTC